TCTGTAATCTTCTAATTCGGATAAATTTTTCATTAGTTCCTCTTTTCTCCTGTACATTAACACCACATAACTTTTATATAAACGCCGCAGCGGTTATATCTTAAAATTTTCCTCTCAATTCTACAACCTTGCCAATGATACGAACTGGCTTACTGAGGATCTCTTCATTAGAGAAGAACATCGGTTCATAGCTTGGATTATTTGAAATCAATTCAATTCCATCTCTGTATTTACGAAGTCTTTTACAGGTGGCTTCATCACCATTGATTGTGGCAATAACAACATCACCGGATTCTGCATCATTTTGCTGGCGAACAATGACAACATCGTTTTCATAGATCCTTGGTTCCATGCTGTTACCTTTTATTTTCAGCCCAAAGAATTCGCCGGTCTTTGCCATTTCTTCTGTAATTTCTTCCGTATCAATCACTTCTTCAATGGCATCAATGGGAATACCCGCAGCAACACGGCCAAGAACATTGATTGTGACACCTGTGTGGGCAGTGGAATGCGATTGAGTAGTTTTGTCTTCCATTAAGTCAGACCTTTTGCAATGGAAAATGTCACACATTGCATCTACCTTATCCATTCTGGGGGTTTTTATGCCATTACACCAATTATATACAGAAGTAGTACCGACACCGAGAAGTTTTGAAAGTTCTAGTTGTGTCATTTCATATTTGGTTAAGTAATAACGCAAACGTTCAGAAAATATTTGGTTAAATTCTCGCTCTGACATTTCAGTCACCTCATTTCTTATGATGATTATAGTATATACCAAAGGTGGTTTTATTTCAATAAAAAATCAAAATAGTTTCACTTTAAGTATTGACACACACTTAAAGTGGTGGTACTATATACTTGTATCAACGAGGGAGCGGTTCAGAGAAAGAAGAGGTGATGCAATTGGAAAAATTACAGATCAGTCTTGCAGCGGCTAGAGTTAATGCAGAGATGACGCAAGAAGATGTGGCAAAAGAGATGCATGTATCAAAAAATACGGTACTTAATTGGGAAAAGGGGAAAGTCATACCTAATTTCGCAACATTAAATACATTGTCTGCATTATATAAAATACCAACAGATAATATTTTTTTGCCGCAAAAATCCACTTAAAGTGATATAAACAAGAATAGAACGACTATTATCTATGGATGAAGCAATTATTATATGTAAATTTCTTGGAGTGAACCAGATGGATTTTGCAGAGGAGGAACAAAATGAAAGAAAGTGAGGTAAAGAGCATGCGCATTAAAGTGGAAGGGAAAAATGAAGTATTAAATAATTTAGAAAAAGCAGAAAGGCTTATAGATCAAGCAAGAGATATTCTTTATCGCACTCCTACACAGATAAAAGTAGTTGTGGAAGAGTGCGATGAAGAAGAAAAAATTACTTGTTCTCAAGATACTCGATAATTCCAGACAGAACATAATGATTTTGTTGAGCAATAGAATCAAGAAGGGATTTTGTACCAAAATCAATAGTGGAAGAACTTATGTTTTCCTGAATTTCTCGGCTGGATTCGTTTAATAATTCTCGTAATTGAGAGATGTCAGAAATATGATCCATTTACGTTATCTCCTTTCATAATACTCGGCATTGGCAGATGCCTGTATTAACAGTATAGGAGACAAAAGGGTAAAAGACAACAGATGTGAAGGTAAAGATTTCCATCTTGTAGACAACTGCATGTATGTACGGAAAAAAGGATTCCCCGTAACTATCGTTGGATGATAATCACGGGGAGAGACTATTACATATCGTGGTCTTCTAGAAATCTAACAATTTCAAAAATGCACACAATACATTCTAGAATTATTTGGATTAATTCCCTTAAGTCTCACCTCCTTTTGCGGAGGTATCCTTAAGATTGTTACTCCTCGGCAACTCCTTTCCAGCCATTTATGACCTTTAGAAAATTATCTAAGTGTAACAAGGTTATTGTAACAGATATATATGCAGTTGTCTACAAGATGGAAAACAAAAGGAGGGAATTATGATACTTAAAAAAATTTTAAAGCTGGCAGAGAAGAACAACATCTCAATCAGTTGTCTTGAGAAAACTCTGGGCTTTGGAAACGGAACAATTAAGAAGTGGGGAGAATCGTCTCCAAGTGTGGATAAGCTGAAAAAGGTAGCAGATTACTTCGGTGTATCAGTGGATTATTTTTTGGAGTAGGAAGCGAGGCGAGGAAGATGAACATACAGGAAGCAGTGAAACAGGCATTAGAAGAAAGAAAATACATAGAAAGAGAATTATTCGAAAACAAGACAGCATACAGAGAGTTGAAGATTAGACCGACAAATAGTAGTGAATCCTGTATTGCCTATACATTTGATAAAAATGGAAAAGAAGTCAACCACTGTAAGATGTGGAGTCCAACAGCGGATGACTTAATGGCTGATGATTGGATTGTATCAAATTAAAGACCTGATTTCTTTAATGCATTTGTATCCCTTTTTCAACAGGGTATCTTCTTCAAAATCTCTAATTGCACTTGGATGGAGCGTGGTCATATAAGCTATTGTGTCTGCTATGAAAACATCAACTAAACCATCACTCTCTAAAACTTGCAGAGCGTTTGTAATATGATCTTGAGTTTCTTCTGTAAATAAGGTTGTGAAGAAATCCATATCAAATCTAGTGCGATTAGTATCATGATAGGTAATAATCATGTTTTTTAAAGATAGATCTGCAATTTTTTGCAGTTTCATTTTAGCCATTTTGTTTTTTCTCCTTTCACAATACTTGGCATTGGCAGATGCCTGTATTAACAGTATAGGAGATAAACCAAAAGAAAGCAATCCAGCCACGGAGGTTACGATGGCGATTAAACATAGAGAGGAGAAAAGATGGAAATTGTAATAGCAAGCGTTATCTGCTCAATCATAGCATCAATTGCAACAAGCCTTATTATCGCAAGGGAATCTTTGAATATTATGCGAGATGAAGCGGATAGAGTGTTTAAAATGAACTTAAATTTTGTCAGAGATGTTGTAAATATGCTGGCTGATAGATTCGGAACAACTCGGAAATTAAGGTAATGGACAACATACCTTGGACAATCAACCTGCATACATAATAGCGAGGTGATGATTTTGATCGTAGAAACAGTAAAAGTAAAAAATGCAACAATCCGGGTACACGATGACTGTTATGCAGAACGAACAGAAGAAGAGGTGAAAAGCCTGATAGACGGATGCTGCAGGATCATCCAGGAGGCATTATTACGAAAAGAGAAAACCGCCTGAAGGCGGGGGAAGGTGGACAAACATATGAAAAACAAAAGATTAACCATACAGCGAATCGATAAGTTTATAAAGGAACTAAGCTTGACCGAAAGAGTAAATGGCTACTCGGAACAGCAGAAACAGCATGCGATTGCCTGTTTAAACAATTACTGCAGGGAGTTGGAGTATCAAGGAAGAAAATCAGTAAAAATCAAAGGAGCGACCAATGGACCAGAGAATCTTGAACATGACGGCAGGACAAGTCATTGAGTATAGCAGGCTTGTCAGTAGAAGAGAGGAACTGCGGCAGTTTCCGGAAGAGGAAGGAACTGTTGCAGAGTTGAAGCTAATCGAAGAAAGGATCAAAGAACTTGGATTTGAATGAAGAGAAGGAGAGGAAACAGATATGGATCATTCGCTGGCAATCCGGAAAGATCCGGAGCGAGTATGGGACGTACCAGGAAGCGAAACAGGTAGCAGAAGAAATCGGGGGAGAGTACATCATCGTATGAGTTTCCGGAAGAGAAGACAGCTTCGGTATGCAGAGGAATTGCTGCGGATCCTGGAAGCAGCATTCGGAATTTGTGCGGTCATGCTGATGGGAACCGGATCCTTATGGATAGGGATGATCATCATGACAGCAGGATTGGAACTTAGCTGCAGGTACATAGAAAAAAGCGTAAAAAATTAGTGCACCTGCCGCAAACAGATGCACCGGATATTTTGCCAATACAAACAAAATAAAAACACATTTATATTGTACACCTGTATTGGCAAAATGTCAAAGAAAATGAGAGCGAAAAGCTCCCGTTTTTCACTTGATAAGTATATTAAACTTAGGAGCAAAACAGGATGTATAAACAAAAGAGTTATGACCTGGGAGACATCAGAGAAGTGATGGAGTATCACAACGGGAGATATGGTGCTCCGGGAATGCCGAGAATGAAAAAGAAGAAAGCCACACCGGAGCAGATCAGGAAGACGAATCAGTGGAATAAAGAACGGCAGTGCTGGAGAAAGATGAAGCTGAATTTCCGGGAGAATGACTACTGGGTGACATTAACTTATAAATTGGAGAACCGGCCACAGGACATGAAAGAAGCGGCCAAAGACATCCGAAAGTGGATTCAGAAAGTACGCACACAATACAAAAAACAGGAAGTGGAGTTGAAATGGATGCTGCATACCGAGATTGGAAGTCGGGGAGGGGTCCATCACCATCTGGTCATCAACCGGATTCCGGATGCAGATCTGATCATGCGCAGAGCATGGGAAAAGGGAGGCGTCCACATCGATCTGTTGTATGACGAGGGAGGCTTGCGGAAACTGGCTGAGTATTTAAGTAAAACGCCGGATGAAGAAAACAAGCTGAAAGAGAGCCGGTACTCCTGTAGCAGGAATTTAAAGATTCCGGTGGCAGAAGTGAAGATTTACAAAAGGAAAACATGGAAAGATGAGCCGAAGCCACCAAAAGGATACTACCTAGATAAAGAGACGTACCATGAGGGAATCAATCCGGTAACAGGATATAAATACCGAAGATACATCCTGATCCGTTTGAACAGGAGAATTTGATATGAAAGAGGTAAATATTTACATAAGGACAAGTCTGACAGGTCCATGTATCAAAGATGGAAGATGGGCGGCCGCAATGGAATGTCAGACAAGCAAAGGACCGGCGGTCAAAGGAATTTGCGGGGAAGAACAGGAGACGACCTATTATCGCCTGGTGCTGCTTGGAATTGTGAAATCCTTGAAAATACTAAATGCGCCGTGCAATGCGACCCTGTATACGGACTGTATTTTTATCAAGAACATGATCGAAAACGGGAAGCCGGAGCAGTGGAAGCGGGCGGAATGGAGAAAACCGTCCGGGGAAGAGGTGAAGAACCAGGAATTGTGGCAGCAGTATCAGACGTTGTCAGAGCGGCATGAAATAGCTGTCAGATTTAGTAAACATCACGATTACGTGGAAAAATTAGAGGGATTACTGGAGGAAAAACAGCATGTTTGATGTATTTGGGAATTTTGATTCCGTAGAAGAATTAAATGCATGTGCAAAAGGACTTTTGGAGGAGCAGGATCTGGAGCATTTAAAAGTGCTGGCAGAGGAAAACGGGATTCCAGATGGAATCCGGGAAGTATATGAGCAGCATCTGTCAGAAGAACTGGTAGATTCAGTAAATGCGGCCATCGGAAAGCTGCAGGTTGAGTTAAAGGAGGAAACAGACGGGATGCCGGCAGGAGAGATCGTGTCGTATCTGTCTATGAGATGTTTTGAAAAAGAAATTCTGGCCAGAGCGGTAAGAAGAAAGAACCGGACACTCAAAGAATGTCTGCAGAATATCCGAAAAGAAGCGGAAAAAAGAGTCAAAGAAAGAAGAGGGGCACAAATGGTGGCAATGCCGGATCTGGAAGTATTTGCCATGGCAGAAGAATACTATCTGGAGGCGGAGAAATGAGACGAGGAGAGTTATTAAAGCTTCCAGAGTTAAAAGTAACGGAAACGATGCGAAAGACAGTCGGGGAAGATCAAGGACATCAGGTACTAAGATGTGGAAGAGCGCCTGTGTGGAGCGCAACATATTATTGGTTCTATCGTGCGAAGAAGACAGGCACGGTTTTAGAGATCGATGTATTTACAAGAGATATGATCCTGAATGACACAAGATATCCAAAATACCGGGTATTCCTTTTGGGAGAAAACAAGTACTACACTTACGACAATCTGTGTGAGAAGTGGAGAACGGCAAAAATAGATAACTTAAGTTATTGGGAAGGATGGGGAGAGATAGAAGAAGGATACTGGTACAGTAGTGGAAAAGTATGGATACGAGAAGGGGACCGAAAACGGATCACAGAATTTTGTCACAACGGGAAGGAAGAGCCACGTGCAGCAATCGCAAGATGGCAAAGCTATAGTAAAGACCGAAAAGAGATTGATGAAATTGATTCTGAGATGGCAATGGTGCCGGAACTGCCGAAAGATTTTGATGAGTTTGTAGACCGGGAAGTCCTTCCCCAGTATTTGTTTTACGATGCCGGAAGAAAAGTGACAAAAGGGTATTGTACACATTGTGGAAGAGAAGTAAAAATCCGGAATCCACACTATGGAGACGTGGGGGAATGTCCATTCTGCAGGCATCCAATTACCTACCGAAGCCGAAAGAAAGGCGGAAATGTTCACGCAAGAGGATATGCAGGACTCTTGCAGAAAACAAAAGAGGGATATGTATACCGATATTTTGAGTGTTATCGGAAATTCAGGAATGGACAAAAGGGAG